TCTTTACGGCGGGATGGGTAGGATGCATCCCCGGCAAACTGAAACGGTTGCCCGATACATGGCTTGCATGTCTTTCTGGCTTGGCTATTGCCAGGGCAGGGGAATGAATATTGTTGTTTGCCCATCCAGTCCATTGCTTGATGCGGACTTGGTGATCCTAGAACAATTCTATGGCTACATTGTGAAACCGTTTATTGACATGAGGGCCAAGCCGAAACCCAACCTACCTGTTCATTTGGGCGGTTCATTCAATCGCTGCCATATTGACCAGGGAGCTTTTACTCATGTCGTCAAAAAGTTCGGCATCAACTCAATGTTAGATATTGGGTGCGGGACCGGAGGTATGGTTGAGGTTGCCCATGATGCTGGCCTTCAGGCATATGGCATTGATGGGGATGATACTATTGAGCGGCGGTGCGCTTGCTTGGTCAATGATTTTACCAAGGGGCCAGCCCCCAGAGCGCAGTTTGATCCTGAGTTGGCTTGGTCCGTTGAGTTCCTTGAGCATGTTGATGAGGATTACCAGCATAATTATATGGAGGCGTTTAAACAGTCTCAATATGCTATCATAACTTTTGCCCCCCCAGGAACCCCTGGACATCATCATGTTAATTGCCAGAACAAAGATTACTGGATTAAAACGTTCAAAGATTACGGATTTGATTTAGACCAAGAAACAACTGCTGAAATCAGGAAAGCCTCAACAATGGGCCGGGATTTCATGAGAGACAACGGATTATTTTTCAGAAAAAAGTAGGTTCCAAATGGCAACATCCTTCGTTGAAATAGCCAACCGCGCCATCACCTTTTTAGGCGGTGATGTTATTACCGCTCTATCTGATGACACTAAAGAGGGGCGCTCTGCCAATCGGCTTTATGAACAGACCCGGGATCAGCTGCTCCGGGATCACGCCTGGAATTTTGCTATCAAGCGGGTTAGTATTTCTGCTAATACCACCGCTCCCGGATTTGAATATACCAATGCATTCGACTGGCCCTCAGATTGCCTCCGTATTATTGAGGTTGATACTTCTGAAGAGTGGGCTGTTGAAGGGCGTCAGATTGTGTCTGATGCTTCCGCTCCCTTGGATGTTGTTTATGTCCACAGAGTGAAGGACCCAGAACTTTTTGATGTTAAGTTCATTGAAGCCTATTCGCTCCGCCTTGCTGCTGATATGGCGTTTGATATTACCGCCTCCCAGGCAGCTGCCCAGGTAGCGGAGGCTAAGTTCGCCTCTTACATGAATGAGGCTAAAACTGTTGATGGTCAGGAAAGTCTGTCGGCCAGTGAGCAAACTTGGCTGGATGCAAGGGCCTAAATAGATGGCGCGTGTATCAACGATACAAACCAACTTTACGGCAGGGGAGCTATCCCCAAAGCTACATGGTAGGGTTGATATTACCAAGTACGCCAATGGCGCTGAGACAATCGAAAATATAATTGTTCAGCCTCATGGCGGAGCGGCAAGGCGGTCTGGCACCAGATTTATAAAAGAGGTTAAAGATAGTAACGCGAAAACTCATCTGGTCCCGTTTGAGTTCTCAACAACTCAAGCTTATATGATTGAGTTTGGCAATCTTTATATGCGCTTCTACAAGGACCAGGGAGCTATCCTGGAGGCAGATACCACCATCTCCGGAGCCACCGCAGCCAATCCGGTTGTTGTGACTGATACGGGGCATGGTTACTCGAATGGAGATGAGGTTTATATTTCCGGCGTTGTCGGCATGACTGAGTTGAATGGCAAATATTATTTGGTAGCAAATAAAAACACCAACGATTTTGAATTGACGGATATCGACGGTACCAACATTAATGGCTCTGCCTTCACTGCTTATTCATCTGCTGGCACCGCCGCCCGGGTCTACACCCTGACAACAACGTTTGCCACTGCGGATATTCCAACACTTCAATTTGCTCAATCGGCTGATGTCCTCTATGTGGCTCACCCGAATTATGCACCAAAGAAAATCACCAGGACGGCTCATACCAGCTGGACAATCGCTGACGTTTCGTTCACTGATGGGCCTTATCAGACTGAAAACATCACCACCACCACCATGACACCGGCAGCAGTAACGGGGGCTGGAGTTAATCTGACGGCTTCGGCGATTATCGGCATCAATAACGGGGCTGGCTTTGCATCTACGGATGTAGGCAGAGTTGTTAGAGTTGGCCATCAGGCAACGGCTTGGGCCTCATCAACAGGTTATTCCGTTGATGATATTCGGCGGAACTCCGGGAATGTTTATAAATGTATCAAAGCGGGGACCTCTGCCAGTTCAGGGGGGCCAACGTCAGAAGGTGAGGAAATGGTTGACGGGTCCGTAACCTGGAAATATCTGGCTGATGGCGGTATTCATTGGGGATACGCAACGATAGCCTCTTATTCCTCCACAACGTTGGTGACAATTGACATTGTCGTTGATTTTGGCGGTACTTCTGCTGAAACAAAATGGGCGCTGGGAGCCTGGAGCGCAACGTCAGGCTATCCGACTGCTGTTGCTTTCTATGAGCAGCGGTTGTTCTGGGCTGGCTCTGATGAGCAACCTCAGACCCTCTGGGGATCAAAATCCGGTGACTACGAGAACCATACGCCAGGAACCCTGGATGATGAACCAGTGGTCTACACCCTGGCAACGGATCAGGTTAATGTGATCCGCTGGCTGTCCCCTGGCAAGGTGATGGCGATTGGAACGGTTGGCGGGGAGTTTATTATTTCAGGATCGACAACCAATGATGCTTTGACCCCCACTAATGTCAGAGTGGTCCGGGAAGGAACCCGGGGATCATATAATCACAAGCCAATCCGGATTGATAATGTTGTTCTATTTATTCAGCGGCAACAGAGGAAGCTGAGAGAATTTGTTTATCAATTTGAGAGTGACAGTTTCCAATCTCCTGATTTAACCATCCTCTCAGATCAGGTTGCCAAGGGCGGCTTAAACAAACTCGCTTATCAACAAGAGCTTTCAACCGTTGTTTGGGCTATCAAGAATGATGGGCAGCTGGTGGGGATGACTTACCTCCGGGATCAGCAAGTTGTTGCTTGGCACCGGCATAAGATGGGCGGATCATTTTCTACAACGGCAACGCATGGGGTTGTTGAGAGCTTGGGCGTTATCCCTGGCTCTGGTGAGGATGAGCTTTGGCTGATAACCAAAAGAACTATCAACGGATCAACGCGCCGTTTTGTTGAGTTTGTTGAAAATCCTTTTGATGTTGATGAGGATGAAATCAAGGCGGATGCTTTCTTTGTTGATAGTGGCTTGACCCTGAATAACCCTCTGACGATTTCGGGGGCAACAAGGGCAAAACCCGTTGTTATTACCGCAACGGCTCATGGCCTATCTGACGGTGATCTAGTCGATATTACTGATGTTATTGGGATGACGGAACTAAACGATAACCGTTATAAGATCGTTGAGGCGACGACAAACACTTTTGAAATTATGGCCCAGGCCAGCAAGCCCGTTTCAGCGGTTACGGAAGCAAACCCTGGGTCAGTTACGGCTGTTGCCCACGGATTTTCAACCGGAGATGAAGTCGGATTTTTATCTGTTGGTGGAATGACGGAGTTAAATGGCAATGGGTACACGATTACTAAAGTTGATGCTAATACTTTTACTATTGGCGTTGATAGCTCTGGCTTTACAACTTATGTCTCTGGTGGCGTTGTTCATTTAAACACTGACGGTTCAGCCTTCACAACATATTCTTCCGGGGGCAAGGCCAGGGAAGCGGTACAAACCATCTCTGGCCTTGATCATCTTGAGGGGGAAACGGTTTCAATTCTTGGTAATGGCAATGTCTACACTGATCAAGCAATCAGTTCGGGGGCCATCAGTGGACTGTCCCCTGCTGTCAGTATAGCTCAGATAGGGTTGCCGTATACTTCGACTATTAAGACCCTGCGCCCAGAAGCTGGGTCAGAAGATGGAACCTCCCAGGGCAAGGCCAAACGGGTTTTTGAAGTTATTCTCCGGTTTGTTTCCACTCTGGGGGCGAAGGCTGGCCCGGACACTTCCAACCTGGATACCATTCAATTTAGGTCAGGCTCTGACCCAATGGATAGCTCTCCGCCGCTATTCACTGGAGACAAAGAAATAAAATACCGGGGCGGCTGGGATAAAGAGGGGCAAGTTGTTATTGTTCAAGATCAGCCATTGCCCATGCATATCATTGCTATAATCAAACGGCTAGTAACAAATGATGGGTAAATAATTATGTGTGATCCGGTCACTTTATTTGGTGTTGGTACGGTCAGCGCTTTAGGCCCAACCATCCCGACAATTGGCTTGCTTGGTGCTGGCGGAAGTTTTGGTTTGGGGGCTGGGTCCCTCTTGGGCGCTGGAACCTTTGGCGCTTCGGCTGTCGGGGCAAGCTCCGCTTTAAGTTTTGGCTCCCTTTTCAACATTGCAAGTTCAGGCATTTCTTTGTTTGGTCAGTTGAGCGGTGGCGCAAATATGCAAGCTCAGTATGAATACCAAGCTAATGTTGCGCGGTATAATGCTCAAGTAGCGGAGAACAACGCCCTGGCCGCTAAATATTCAGCTGAACATGACGCCGCTCTGATTGATGATAAAAAGAAAAGAATACTATCCCAGCAGCGTAGCGGCTTCGCTAAATCAGGGGTAGTGATTAACCAGGATACCCCCCTCTTGATTGAAGAAGATACGGAAATGGCGGCTATGCAAGATCGGCTTTCCAGGATTTACCAAGGTGATATGGAGGGCGCTGCCTTTAAGGCTTCCGCTGCCGGTCATCTTGCCCAGGCCCAGAACTATAGAATTTCAGGGCAGAATGCAATTTCAAGTTCCAGGTTGGCAGCTGTCAAGACCGTGGCAAAACTTGGTGAAAGTCTGTTAGCCTAATGCCTCAAATTCCCACTTTCCAGCAGACCCTGGGCGTCCCCAGAACAACAGGGGTCCCCAATCTTAGCCTCCAGGCCCCAGTGGATAAATCGGCTGAAGTTCTGGTGGACATTGGAAACACGTTCGGAAAGATAGGTGAGCGGTTACAGCTTGCCCAGGATAAGAGAGAGGTTTCGTCTTCAACGCTGGCGGCAACTTTGAAGCTCAATGATTTGAAGACGGAGCTTTCTAAAGTAGACGGGCAACAAGCAATCAGTTTATATGACACAAAGTCCCAGATTATTTACCAGGATTTAACTAGTGGGATGAGTACCAGGGCGCTGGATGCCTTTAATGTAAGTTGGAACAAATTATCAGCTTCCTCAACAATTGCTATTAAATCGGCTGGGGTCAAGCGCTGGAAGCAGCGGCAAAAGGGTGATCTGCTTTTTAATCTGAGAGGATTTGTTGCTTCCGCCAGCGGCAATGATACCTCAAAGCTAGGCCGGGAAACGGCTATTGCTGAAGGCATCAAAGATATTAATGAAATGGAGAAGACCAGGATCATTGATCCCCTGGAAGCGGCCAAGCTCCGTTTGAAGCATACCAAGGACGTTGCCCAGGCCGGGATCAATAGCATGATCCGGACTGCGCCCCTGGGCCAGCTGGATGAATTATTTAACCAGATGGCAGCTGACAGCATTACCAATCCGGACCTCAAGAAATATTGGGACAGCCTGGACGGGGGAGAAAAACAAGCTCTCCAGAACAAAGTTTCAGTGATGCATGAGAGAAAGCTAAACATTGCTGAGAAGCGGGAAAAGCAGGGGCTGACCGACAATAAACGGAAATATGATAAAAATTATGCCTTCCGGATGAAGCAAATTATTCTGGCGCGTCAGGGCGTCAATGATCAAATTCAACCTCCTACTTTGATTGAACTAACTAATGACCTTGCTGCTGGGCGAATTGATAGTAAGCGCTTCGATCAACTGTCAGCAGCGCTAAAGAATGCGGACCCCGTTGGCTCCGACAATACATATATCAAGGATGTCCTGGGACAGATCAGGGGAGCAAAGACAGGGGATGAATTAAACGGTATTATTAAGGATATGGAAAAGCAGTTAGGCCCCAAGGGTAAGCTGAAGTTCAATGATTTCCAAATCCTTGAGCGGAGAGCCTTGGCCGCAATCGGTAACTCCCCGGAAACTAAACGGGCAAATTCTTATTCTAAGGCGCTGACCAAAGTTTTGGCTTCCACTGATTTTCTGGATAAAGTTTTGCCGGGGGCCAAGGACCGCGCTGCTTTTGTTCAGATTGATTTTGAGGCTAGAATTGCTGATGGTGAAGACCCTGCTGTTGCTTTCACTGAGGCTTTGGAGGCTTTCCGGACCCGGGGGACTGTAAAGCTCAACTCAATCCCCCGTCCTCAGTTTGGACCGGCGAAGCGTTTAAACGAGTGGACGCTGGAGGAAGTTGAGGAAGCCAGGACGGAAACTATTACAAAGTTCAGAGGCAAAGCTAACACCCTGGCAACTCAAATGCTGATCCTTAATTCTATATCTTCTTATCTTGGCGCTCATAAAAAGGCCGTTGAAGAAGCCTCTGAAAAAGATGCTAATCATGAGAAATCGGAAACTAAAGCCGAAAAGCTTCGCAAGCTAAGAAGTGGGAACGACTAATGGCTGGTGATATATTCCCTGAGTGGGCTGGTACTGATCCAACGCCTCCTGATATTAGAGAGGCTATTCGCGCCAGCGGCATGGATGATGATTATGTCCTGAATGAAGATGGTGATGTTGACCTGGGCGCTGATCCTAATGCTGCCCCCGTCAATGAAGTCACTGAAGAAAGCCTGAACTCTGACCCCACTTGGATTGAAGCATCAAAGCGATTAAAGCGAGTTATGCAGGGAACCGTTTACGCCTCTGATATTGAGAACCCCTCAGATATTGAAACAGCAGAGTGGGGGAAAGAGTTCATGGGCTGGTTCAACTACAATATGCCCTCAATGGCTTGGTCCGTTAATAAGATGGACCAGCTGGACGACGGCGATAAGCTGGCAATGCTTTACATGATGGAAAAGTATGACCAGAAAAATATCTCCTGGGCCGGGACCCAGCGCTTTTTTAAAGGGATGCTTTATGACCCAACAACCTATGTTGGCTTGGGAACCTTTGGAATTGGGACCTTTGCCGGGGCATCTGTAAAACAGCTGACAAAAGTGGGCCTGAAGTCAGCGCTTAAAAACGCAATTCCCGCCATGAAGCTGGGGGCGCTGGAAGGCGCTCTATTCGCTGGCGGTGAAGACCTGTTGACGCAATCGGTTAAAGTCAAGGCAGGGCGTCAGAAAGAGCTTGATCTTGTCCAGACCGGCATTTCAGCAGCAACTGGTACGGTGGCGGGAACGGGGATTGTTGGCCTTGGCGCGGGTGGCGGGAGGCTATTGACTGACGTTGCCAAGGCTGCGGCTAGGCGTTTGCCCAGGCGATTACATGGCGCTGGTGACACAAATATCAATGAGCGTATTGTCAGGGAAACCAGAAAGAAGGCCAACCAGATTGCCGAAACATTTCACATAAAAGGACCTGAAAGGGAAGCTATAAGGCGGAAGATTACCGATGATCTTGATCTTCCGGCAATGGAACAAGAAAAGCAATTGTATCTTGTTATTGGTCCCCCGGCATCCGGGAAATCAATGGTGGCTGATCCATTGGCAGAAAAAACTGGGTCAATTCTTGTTGATAGTGATGATGCAAAGAAAGTATTGCCTGAATTTCAAAATGGAATTGGGGGGCCAGCAACCCATGAAGAAAGCGATATAATTGCTAATACAGTATTTAGCAGGGCGGTCCAGCGGGGGGATAATATTGTCCAACCCTTAGTAGGCAAAAGCCAAGAAAAAATTGACAATTTGATCGATGGCATGACCAAAATGGGTTATGACGTTCATTTGCTCAATGTTGATCTACCTATTGAAAAAGCAGCTGTCCGGGCAGTGGAAAGATTAAAGGGCGAAACAAAGCGCTGGGTTGATCCGCTCTATGTTCTAAGTGTGAAAGACAAACCTAACAAGACTTATGAAGCATTGAAAGAAAAGGCGAAAAGTTATGCCAAATACTCCAACGATGTCCCCTACGGAGAAGACCCAATCCTCATTGAACGATCAAAATAGTGATGAAGAGTTCAAAGACTTGGCGACACTAACCGAAACTGCCCTTGTGGAAACGGTCAGAAAATTATTAGAGGAAAAAAACAATGGCGGTTAATCCTTCAGAACCTCTCCAGATAGAAGACAATATTGATCCGGGGATGTTTGACGGACAGATAAACCTTCCTGGTGTTACGGAAGATGAGCTTGGTGTATCTGAGGATAGCCAGCTGTCGGAGGAAGGTGTAGAGGTTGCCGGTCCCGTTGGGAAGCTGGGCGCTGATATTGGCGCTGGCGTTGCGCGGATGTTCGGCAAAACCCTATCTGAGGCCAGAAAGAAAGTTGATGATCCTGAGTTCAAAGCCGGGAGAGAAGACCGGGAGCAAAACCTTTTTGATTTAGGGAATGAGGCTACAGAGGAGGCCGCGCCCCCAGTAACTCCGGAAGCCCCAGACCCCGAAACATCTGGCCCGGTATTGAAACAACTCAGTGATGATGTTGAAGATGCTGCTTCTCCGCCCCCTCCACCAGGAACCCCGGAAAGGTTCCGGACCAAGGATCAATATGAGGATTATATCCGGGTCACTGACAAGGATGCCAATGATCTAATTGAGGTTCCTGACGCTCCCAAACTGCATACCCCCTCCCTCCCAGACAAGGGGCTGTCTGATTTTAACAGCGCCAATATTATTGATGAGGGGACTATCCAGGCCAGGATCGAAGCAATCAGCCAGCAGTTTGCCGGTAAAATCTCAGCTGGCAAGCGCGAAATCATCACAAATGAGGCTACAGCGCAACTGGCTGACCTTATAGGCATGTCACCTAAGAAACTTACCAAAGCCGTTCTAGCGCGTTCTCAGGGCGGCACAATCAATGTCGAGGGCAAGGGCATGGCTGAAACCATGCTGGCCGCAAGAAATCTCATGGTTGCTGAAATGAAAAAGCTGGATCAGCTGGCTGAGATTGCCAAGACCGGCAGTGACGAACAGGCAATGGCTTTCCGTTACCAGCTGGAACTGGTTGCTAACCTCCAGAAGAACATCAAAGGCGCTCAAACTGAGATAGCCAGATCACTGCAAGCCATGAGAATACAGGCAACCGGAACCCCCTCTGATCCAGCCCTGGCGGAAGAGTTCGCCAGAAGGGGCCAGCTTGATCTGACCGCTATGCTGGAAGACTTCGGCGGCGGTGATAGTGTTCGATTGATGGCCGACCTTTACAGTCGGACAGGCGCTCCCCATAAAAAGGGCGCATTTATTAAGGGCGCTTCCGGCCTCCGGAAATTGGGAGATGCCCTATATGAAGTTTGGCAACATGCTCTGCTGACAAATCCTGTTTCCCAGACAAAGAACATCCTGGGCAATGTTGCAACTTTATTTGTTTCCAATGTCGAAACTCTGGGCGCTGCTGTTGTCGGTACCGGGAGGAGAGCGCTGGGCGGGGAAGGCGGTACAACTTTCTCTGATCTCAATGCTAAAGTATTCGGTCAAACAATGTCATTCATGACGGCGCTCAAGTTTGCTGGGCAATCATTCGCCACTGGCAAGAGCGTGATCCCAGGGACCAAGATTGATGCCGCCCAATCCGGTGGACGGAAGCGGGTTGCTGCCTTCAGCGGTGAGGCTTTTGGGGCTACTGGTACAACGTCAACGGCTATTGATGTCCTGGGTAATGTGGCAACCGGGGGGCGGGTAGCCTTCCGCGCTCTGGAATTTGGGGATACCTTTTTCAAAGTCCTAGCTGCCCAGGGTCAAACCTGGGAACAGGCAATGTCAGCTGGCAGAGCCAGGGGACTGAAGGGGGAAGAGCTTTCCGACTTCATTGCTGATTTTGTAAATGATCCTCCCGCCTATGCAATGGAGAGGGCAACGGCAGAGGCCAAATATGTAACGCTGCAAACTGAACTGGATGCGGCGGGTAAGGGCTTTAAAGCAATCCAGGCAATCCCCGGGATGCGCTGGATGGTCCCCTTCCTGAAGACCCCCTATAATTCATTCAAGTGGGCCTTCATTGATAGGACGCCCCTGGGGCTGTTCTGGGGCGATACTCATAGAGCCTTGGCAGCAGGGGGCCGGGAGCGTGATGAAGCTATAGCCAGGGTTGCCCTGGGGTCATCTATGGCTATGACAGCGGTTGCCTTAACCAACAGTGGTGTATTAACTGGCGGTGGCGCTCCCAATATGCAAGAGAGAGCAACGGAGCGGCGGCTTGGCATCCAGGCGTATAGCCTCAAGGTTGGTGATGAATATTATAGTTATCACGGGACAGAGCCTTTTGCTTCGATCATTGGCGTTTGGGCGGATGTTGCTCAAATTTTAGCGTCAGGTCACTTGGACAATGAGGAGGATATTGGGGAGTTGTTTGCGGCGGCATTGGCCGGGACAGCTTACAACATGACCAACAAATCCTTTATGCAGGGCTTCGCTACTTTCATTGAAGCAACCTCTGATCCAGGAAGATATAGCAAAGGGATGGCAAAGAACCTTTTCAAATCTCTGGTCCCCCGGTTTGCCAATCAAATGGAGCGGATGAATGATCCTATTCTCAGAGAGGCCAGGGGATACATTGATGAGTTGAAAGCCCAAATCCCAGGCTTGTCTGAAACCCTCCTTCCCCGGGTTGATCTCTGGGGGCGGGATGCCAAGATGGGGATACCCACTCCAGGCGGCGGGTCCAATCTGGCTTTTGGTCCTGACATTACATCCCCAATTTTTGTTTCCAGGTATGATCCAAATGAGGTTGATCTGGAGATAAAAAGAATGGGCGTCAGGCTGACCCCGCCCAGCGATACTATAACCCCGGAAGGATTGGATGAGCCTTTGACGTTGACGGATGGGGAGCGTTATTGGTACCAGCAGACTGCTGGCAAGGCAGCGTTTAAACGGCTTGGGCAATTTGTTAAAACCCCGGAATACAAGCAACTCAAGAAATTATCAGAGGCTGGGAATGAGCATGTAACAGAGCTTTTGGTGAATAAGTTTAGGGGCATCCATGCTCTGGCTAAACATGAAGCAGAGGCATTATTAAGAGATCGAAGCAAGTTTGCTGACAAACTCAATGAGAGGATTTTAGCGATTGCTGAACTTGAAGCTGAAGAGAAAGCGCAACAACTAGGTGACATTCAATGACCGTATCATCAACAACCAATACCGTTTCATATACTGGTAATGCAAGCACCACTGATTTTGCAGTCACCTTTTCTTTTCTTGGCACCGGCAGCAGCAGTGAGTTGACTGTCATTGAAAGAACAATTGCTACTGGGGTGGAAGTTACAAAAACGTACTCAACGCATTATACCGTAACGGGCGGCAACGGAAGCACTGGAACAGTGATAGCTAGTTCCGCTCCCGCTGTTACTGTTGAGTGGCATATCCAGAGAGCAACTACTCAAACCCAGACAACGGACTATACGGCCAATGATCCTTTTGCTGCTGAAACTCATGAGGCCGCGCTGGACCGGCTGGCTATGGTTATGCAGGAACTCCAGAAAGTTTTGGATCGTTGCCTGAAGTTCCCGGCTTCGGATGCCACCCTGGTTGCTGAACTGGATAGCTCAGTGGACCGCGCCAACAAATCCTTTGGTTTTGATGGCTCCGGTAATGTCCAGCTGCTAACAACCATTGGAGATTGGCAGGGGGCCTGGGTTACCTTAACGGCTTATAATGTGGATGATATTGTCAGCAACTCTGGGAACTCTTATATTTGTATTGTTGCTCATACATCCGGAACTTTTGCTACTGATCTATCTTCAAGCTATTGGGAGCTTGTTGCCCAGAAGGGCGACACTGGCGCGACTGGTGAAATGTCAGGTCCGGGCAGTTCAACTGATAACACTTGGGCCAGATGGAATGGTACAGGCGGCACATCCGTACAAGATGGCGACTGGGCAGAGGACGACAGTGGTAACGTAACGGCTGGCGGTACGCTAGATATGAATGACAACACCGTCTCAGCCATCAACTTGAAAGACTACGGCGAAGTCACCAACGCCATTGGCTCTATTGGCGGGGGTACTCAGGATATTGATTTGAATGCAGGGAACAGTGTAACTGGGACCGTTGATACAAGCACAACCACATTCACTTTTAGTAATCCGACTGCTTCAGACGAGCTATGTGGGTTTACCTTAGGGTTGACCAATGGTGCAAGTCAGACGGTGAACTGGCC